ACCCCGCCCCGGCTGGCCAGTATCCTGCAGGCTGCTGAACAGGGCGACATGCTGGCCCAGTGCGATCTGTTTGACGACATGGAAGAGAAGGACGCGCACATCTTCGCCGAGATGCAAAAGCGCAAGCTCTCGCTGCTGGGGCTGGACTGGGATATCGCGCCCCCACGCAATGCCGACAAACACGAGGAGCGTGCTACCGACCTGATGCGCGAGATCCTGCATGACATGCAGAACCTGGAAGACGTGATCCTGAACATGGCCAGCGCCATCGGGCACGGGTATTCCTGCCAGGAGATCACATGGCAGCGCCTGGGCAAGGAGTGGCTGCCAGATGCGATCGACTTTCGGCCACACCGCTGGTTCACTGTCGACCAGGAGACCCGTAGCGAGCTGCGCCTGCGCGGCGTGACGATGGATGGCGAGCCCTTGCAGCCCTTCACCTGGATTGTGCACCGCCACCAGGCGCGTAGCGGCTACATTACCCGTAGCGGTTTGCACCGGGTGCTGGCCTGGCCATTCCTGTTCAAGAACTACAGCCTACGCGACCTGGCCGAGTTCCTGGAGATCTACGGCCTGCCACTGCGCCTGGGCACCTACCCCACCGGTGCCACCGATGCCGAGAAGGCTACCCTGCTGCGTGCGGTGGTGAACATCGGGCACGCCGCCGCCGGTATCATTCCCGAGGGCATGGGCATTGAGTTCAAGGAAGCGGCCAAGGGTGCCGCTGACCCATTCCAGGTAATGATGGACTGGTGCGAGCGCAGTCAGTCCAAGGCCATCCTTGGGGGTACGCTTACTTCCGGTACCGGCGAGGGCACCAACACCAATGCCCTGGGTAATGTGCACAACGAGGTGCGGCGCGATCTGCTGGTGGCGGATGCCAAGCAGGTGGCCAGCACGCTGACCCGTGATCTGATCTTCCCCATCGTGGCACTGAACGTGGGCGGCATTCACAGCCTGCGCCGCTGCCCCCGCTTCCGCTTCGAGACCGACGAAGAAGAAGACATGAACACCCGCGCCGAGCGGGACAGCAAGATCTATCAGATGGGCTTTGAGCCTACCGAAGAGTATGTGCAGGAGACCTATGGCGAGGGCTGGCAGAAGAAGCCGACCCCTCCCCCGCTTGCCCCGCTGAGAGGGATCGCCGCGCTGAAGTCAGGATCAGAATCTGACAACAGCAATCAGGTCGAACTGGATAAGATCCTATCCAGTCTCAATAGCGACGATCTCAACGCCCAGATGCAGGCCGTGCTGGCCCCTATCATCCAACGCCTGGAGCAAGACGACGACCCCGAGGCCTTCATGGGCTGGCTGGCCGAGCACTATCCAGAGGCTGACGAGGGCCAACTAGAAGAAAAGCTGGCCAAGCTACTGTGGGCGGCACAGATGTGGGGACGGCTCAATGCCAATGCCTGATGGGACATTACGCGCCCTGTTTGGCATGGAGCCTGAAGCCGCCGTGGGCTGGCTGCGCAGCAAGGGCATGCGGATCACCTGGAGTTGGGCGGAAATGCTCGACCAAGCTCATGCCCGCGCCTTCACTATGGCCAAGGGCATGCGCATGGATATCCTGCAGGACGTGCGCGGCGGGCTGCTGGATGCCCTCAAGGAAGGGAAAACACTGCGCCAGTTCAGCGATGATCTCACCCCGCTGCTGCAAAAAAAGGGCTGGTGGGGTAAACAGGTCATTGTCGATAGCCAAGGCAATGCCGAGATGGTGCAACTGGGTAGCCCCCGCCGCCTCAAAACCATCTACCAAACCAATATGCAGTCGGCCTATATGGCCGGGCGTGCCCAGGCACAGCAAGAGGCAGATGCCTTTCCCTACCTGCAATATGTCGCCGTGATGGACGCCGCCACACGCCACAGCCATGCCGCCCTCAATGGCCAGGTGTTTCGCAAAGATGATCCGGTATGGGCCAGCATTACACCGCCCAACGGCTTCAACTGCCGCTGCCGTACCCGCGCCCTCAGCGCTGGCCAACTCCAGCGCGAAGGCCTGACCGTGCAATCCTCTGAGGGGCGGCTAGTCACCCGCGAAGTGGATGCAGGCCTGAACAAGCGCACCGGGGAGCTGTTCAAAACCACCCAGACCGGCATCCGCACCACAGGCCCCGACGGCAAGCCCACCGTTATGTGGACCGACCACGGCTTTAACAGCAGCCCGCTGGCCGGTCACTGGATGGACAAACACCTGGCCCAGAAGGCCGTCAGCGCACTGGGGGATGAAGCAGGCTTTGCCATGGTGCAAAAGGCCGTGCTCTCACCCACACGCCTCAAGGCATGGGAAGGCTTTGTGGCCAACACGCTCGACTTTGCACGGACACAAGGCCAAACCATGACAGTAGGTATATTGCCGTATTGGTTAGCAAGAAAAGCCGTGATAAAAGAGCCCGTGCTGTATGTACCTGACAGGCTGATCGTGGGGAAGAAATCTCAGCGACACATACAATCTGGAGATTCGTTGGCGCACTCTGAGTGGAGCGGGTTTCCTCAACTCATCCAGCACGTAGACCAATGGTATATCGATACTCATAGCAAAAACATTGTCGCTGTGAAGCGGCAGGGTGACCAAGTAGTCAAGATTGTTATTGCGCCAAATGGCCAGATAGATACCATCTACAAGGCTATCAGTGATGATATTGAAGGGGCTGTGCGAGGTGGGCAATTGAAGGTGATTCAGCAGTGAGCGGGGGACTTGAACCCCATAGAGCCCATGAGCTTACGAGGGGGCTTCACAACCCTACCTACCGTAACGGCCTCATGCGCCTCGCCTCCAAGGAGCGACTCTACTCACTGCCGAACCATAAGGACAGTCTAGGAGAATCCGTGCCATGTTTCAAATCGATATAGATTCCCAGGCAGTATTGACCGCTCTGGCTCGCCTGCAGCAAGCCACCAGCAACATGAGCCCAGCGATGGCCAATATCGCCCAGGCACTGGCCTCCGAATCCGAGCGCCAGTTTCAAACAGAGACAGGCCCCGGTGGAAAATGGCCAGATCTGAGCGACACCACCAAGATGCTCCGCGAACGCATGGGCAAATGGCCAGGCAAGAAGCTCCAGCTCAGCGCCGGGGGCCTGGCCGCCTCCGTGCAAACCGGGCACGATGGCCAATCCGCATGGATCGGCAGCAACAAGCCCTACGCAGCCATGCACCAATTCGGCGGAAAAACATCCCCCCAAAGCATGATCCCCAACAAGGCCATACCCGCCCGCCCGTTCCTGCCGTTCGATGCAACCGGCACCTTGAGCAGCAACGCCCAGGACACCATCATGGAGATTATCCAGGCGCACCTGGAGAGCGCAATCAACCGCTGAGGTTGGTCGCCCCGAGGCCAGGATACCCCAGCGTGAATGGCTGGGCTTGAGCGAGGCAGACCGCAAGGAGGTGCTGGCCATCCTGGAGGGGCACCTGGCGCGGGCGATGGGGGCGTGATGGGACCAGCGCCTGAGAGGCGTTCTAAGCCGCTGGGGCGGCTGGGGTGCCTGTAGGGTATGGGGTTTGCGCTGTTAAACGGCTGGTGGCGAATTTAAACGGGGGTTAAATGGGTGGCGGGGCGTGGCGGGAGGGTGTGATACCAGGAAAGGCCATTAGCGGCCACGAGCAGCCGCTAATGGGGGTGGGTGGTAGTTGGGTATGGTTTTTTTACGTTAGGCCGTTTCGTGTGTTGTAACGACATTTAATCGCTGTTTAAAAAACAACCCTAACCCTCATCGTGGGGTGCGTCATCCACATCGAGATATGAAGGCCGTCCTTTGACGTTCTGGTAGGGTCTTACCTGATACAGCGTGCAGTCAGTGCACGGACAGTCGCGTATCCGCTGCCGTGGCCCTGGATCCGATGCCCCGCCAATACAATCCCAGCATTTGCCGTTGATTGCTAGCCGCAGCGAGTCAGGCTTACGCCTGGACTTCTCGATGGGATCCAGGATCTCGATCTCGCCCGCCTCACGCTTGGCCCGCTGCGCCTCTCTTGCTTTATCTAATGCTGACATATTCATTGCGCACCTCCTTGAACGGTGCGTAGCTGCGGCTGGTGCAACTGGCTGGCGATCTTGTCCAGCGCGTCATCCAGCTCGGTGAGAATGACATCAAGGAGTACGGCCTGTTTATCAGGATTGACCAGCTCCATGCTTCTGCCGCCGTCGGCAGCGGCCTGAGCAATGAGATCGGTGATGGCGTGAAGGTGGGATGAGCAGCGGTGGGCTACGTCGATAGGTCTTTCGTGTATCTTAGCCATGATGGCCTCCTGTGATATTCGAAGTTAAATACCCGGTTAAGGGTGTCGGGAGGTTCGAACCTGCACAGGACAGGCCTGGATATTTCCCCGAAGGGTCTTGTATTACCCAGCCTCCCGACAATGAACTGACTTTTTTCGGGCACAAAAAAACCACCATGTCGGTAGCGGTGGTGCCCGCCTGTGAAGAGGATTCGACGCCTCGTGACCAAAGCCTACGTCCTCGGAATATTGTTGTCAAGGGCATTGGTAGGCGGTAGTGTATTGTGTGACTGCTACGAATTGTTCATTGGAATGGAGTGCCTGATGTTGAGGATATCTTCCACAACATGGAACGATGGCTTAATAAATACATAAGTGAAAACACGGTTCTGGCATAATGGCATGGGTGATACTGGCGGCTGTCTCTTTCCTTTTGCCGACTATTGTCGGGGGAGTGCTGTTGCCAGCTGGAATACTTGATGCGTTAAATGATATGTCGAGATGGCTAATATCTCTTGTTCTTATCGTTGTTACACTATTCGGTTTTTTACAAAAAAAACTGGATGACTTGCTTAAGGATGCAGAAGGCACAGAAGGCTGGAGAATCTTGAGCAACCGGTTGGCTGTAGCAAATAAGTTATCCGTCAAGCTGCGTCATGTAATCGTCACATCCCTGCTTATGGGGGTGGTTTTATTTTTTTTTCCACAGATTACTCCCGTCGTAAAGAGTTGGAGTGTAGGTATTGATATATCGAATGGTGCCGCCCACTCTCTCGTGACAGTTTTCCCTGATGTTATTTCGGCTATCCCCGTTGGTGTAGTCTGCTACACAATGTTCGTAGTACTATCATGGTTACGCTGGTCGAGAATCGTGGATAACATTCATCGCGACCTGAGAGTAAGAAAACGTCAACTAGAAGAACGGAGGGTATCACTGGAAAGGTTTAGTGATAGCAGCAAAGTTGAAAGCAATGGAAAGCCGCCGAGCATCTTAAACCTGCATTAGCACAATAGATTAAAACCCTTTAATCCCACCCACCCGCGCGGGGCCAGCACAATGGCCCCATGTACTCGCATCCACATCCACATCACGCTTTCAAGCGCCAGTCCGGCACCGGCACCGGCACCGTCGCGGTAGCGGCGTGCGTTGTTGATCTGAACGGCCGTGTGCCGACGGAGATCCAGCTCACCCCTGCCGGGCGCTTTCGTGCGCGGGATGGCCGTCCCTTTGATGTGCCCACTGGCTGGCTGATTGATGCAGGCATTGCCGAGCGGGTGATCGCTACGGCGCTGGCCACGGCTGGCGACTTTGTGATCGACTACGAGCACCAGACCCTGCACGCCAGCGAGAACGGCCAGCCTGCCCCGGCCAGTGGCTGGTTCAAGGGGGCCGGGTTGCAGTGGCGCGAAGACCAGGGCTTGTTCGCCACCGGTATCGAATGGACGGAGGCCGCCAAGGCGGCGATCACCGCGAAGGAATACCGCTACATCTCCCCCGTGATTGCTTACGACAAAACCACCGGACATGTTCTGGCCATTCTGATGGCCGCCCTCACCAACTTTCCTGCCATTGAAGGTCTTTCTGACTTGACCGCGATGGCTGCCGCCCGTTTTTCGCTCACCGGCGCGCTGCCTCCTGGCGCGCCGGAATACCGCCCATCCATGGACATAACCGAACAACCTGAAGAGGAGAACCCCGTGAAACGTGAACAATTGATCCAGCTACTCGGCCTGGCTGCGAACGCCACCGACGAACAAATTGAAGCCGGTCTGGTTGCGCTGAAGGCCGAGGCCTCTGCCGCCAGTGCGCTGCGTAGCAACCTGCAGCTGGCGGATGATGCCGATGTGGTGGCTGCCGTTGCTGCGCTGAAGGCCACTACCAACCAAACCCCCGACCCGTCCAAGTATGTGCCAATTGAGGCGTTTGAGGCGCTCAAGGGCGAGGTGGCCACTCTGAAGACCGAGAACACCAAAAAGGATGTGGATGAGTTGGTGGAGGTTGGTCTGAGCAGTGGCAAGTTGCACCCCGACCAGGAGGCGTGGGCGCGCCAGTATGGCGAGGCCGATATCGTCGGGCTCAAGGCTTATCTGGAGAAGACCCCGGCCATTGCCGCCTTGAAGAGCACTCAGACCCAGGGTAAACCGCCTGGCACTGATGCCGAAGGCGAGCTGGATGCAGATTCGGCTGCCCTGTGTGCCCAGATGGGTATTGACCCTGAGGAGTACAAGAAGACCCTGGCTGGCGGTTGATAGCCACTAGCAACCTGCCTGATTAACGTAACGGAGAAAACCCATGACTGCATTGACCAAAGACCGTAACACGCCGAAACGTATTGGCGAGGTGTTCCACCTGCCAGTGGCTGCCAGCAAGAAGATCTTTGCCGGAAGCCTGGTGATGCTCAACGCCACCGGCTATGCCACCCCGGGTGCCACGGCAACCGGGCAGGTGTGCGCGGGCCGTGCGAATGAGCAGGTGGATAACTCTGCCGGTGCGGATGGTGACTTGTTTGTGGATGTGGAACAGGGTGTGTTCCAGTTCGCCAACAGCGCCAGCGCCGATGAG